TTAAAAATTCCACTCTATTTCAATATCCTCACCATGAATATAAATTCTTCGAATCAACTTCTGTACAATTGCCTGCCGAGTTGAAAAGTCTGTAGTATTCAAATCGATGATATATTGTTTTAGTTGTTCGGCAGTAATTGTTGATTTTGCCTGTTTATCCTGCAAAATCTTTTGTTGTATCAAAGCTTCCTTCTCGCTGTTAAGCTTATCTATCTGCTTGTCCAATAAAGCTTTGTCAATGTTGCCGTCTATATATAGAGTGAGCAGCCTTTCTATTTTCTCATCCACTTTTTTGATTTGCTTCGTGTAATCGACTTTAGGAGCTTCTTTCGTTTCTAAACGTTTGTCTACAACAAGAGTATTTAACTCGTCGATAATCAGCTTTTCGAGTTTTTGACGGTTCCATATTTTATTCATGCATTTTTCGTCGTATTCCGAAGGGAACCTTCTGGCTCTACAAGTGTAATAGTAATATTTCTTTCCCTTATCGTTAGATATACAACTTACATACATTTCTCCACATTTACCACAGACAAGCAAGCCAGACAACAAACTTTGTTTGGCTTTTCCTGCATTGCGCCCTTTGTGCCGAGATAATAGTGCTTGGACACGTTCAAACTGTTCTTCAGTGATGATCGGCTTGTGACGTCCTTTATAAAGCTCTCCAGCAAAAGAAACGTAACCACAATACAACGGATTGGATAAAATATCTCGGTATCGACGGAATCGCCAGACTGTGAAACCCATTTCTTTTAGTCGTTTCTGCACCTTCGTGATCGAATGGTATTGTTCGTATAGATCAAAAGCGGCTCGGATATGCTCCGCCTCCTCCTCTTTAATGATTAGTTCGCCGTTCTCACGTTTGTAGCCGGCTGGATCATAGTTGCCACCTGGGACTCTATACCCTTCTTGCACTCGCTTCATATGTCCAAACCGCAATCGTTCTATGATGGTTTCACGTTCGAGTTGGGCAAAAACGGATAGGATACCAACCATCGCTTTCCCGAATGGCGTAGACGTATCGATTGTTTCTGTGATCGACACGAATTCAACGTTGTTTTTTAGAAAGTAGTCCTCGATAAGTGTTAATGTGTCGCGTTGTGATCGGGAAAGCCTGTCCAATTTGTAAACGAGCACAACATCGATTTTATCTAAATCGTCAAGCATACGTTGCAAATCCGGTCTTTCGAGAGTTGCACCACTATACCCGGCGTCAACGTATTCATCGTAAACCGTCCACCCTCTCGATTCGCAATAGGAGCGTGCACGTTCAAGTTGCACCTCGATACTATAGTTCTCAACCTGTTCATGAGTAGATACTCTTGCGTAGATTGCGGCTTTCAATGTTGTTCCCTCCTAAAAAAAGATGGGCGAGCCGTCGCCCGCCCGTCTAAATTTCTAGCGCTAGAAATTTAGTATCACTTTCTTGAGCTTGCCTATAATTCTGATATTTTTCATATCTTCCGGTCTGACGACGATAGGCTTGTAAGATGGATTCTCACTTTGTAGAATGATGGTACCGTCGGTTTTATATACCCTTTTCAAAACAATTTCGTCATCAATCAGCACAGCGGCGATTTCTCCATTTTCCACATCATTTTGGCGACGAATAAGGAGTAAATCGCCGTCCATGATTCGAGCCCCGATCATGGAGTCGCCTTTGGCTTCAAGCAAGAAATATTCTCCACCATTCAACCAGCTGCCTGGTACTTCTTCATATCCTTGAATATCTTCGTAGGCAATGACACCATTCCCACAACTAATCGCCCCGACGATAGGGAGTTTCGCAAACCTCTTAATAGGAATTGTCTTTTCTTCCAGCTTGTCCTCCTCGAAGAAATATGAGATAGGGACGTTGAAATATTGGGCCATTAACCCGACCTTGTCCATAAGAGGTTTATTTCTTCCCGACTCCCAAGCTGATACTGCCGTTGGCTTAACACCAAGTATTTTAGCTAAATCTTCTTGAGTCATCTTTTTTTCTTTTCTCAATTTTTTTATTCTCTTCCCTATGTGCAATTTTCTTCACCTCCTTTCAAACAATAATATAAATTATAAGTAAAGTTATATTCAAGATTTGTAAAAAAAAATATACCAAAAGTGAAATTTTTTGTTGACAACTATACTTGAAGTGTAGTAGGATTGAATCAGAAGGAGGTGGGAGGATTGGATATTAAATTCACGTTAGAACAAGCAAGAAAACATCGCGGTTTAACGCAAGATCAGATCGCTAAAATGCTTGGCATGACAAAGCGTACTTATGTTGATTATGAGCAATACAAGCGTGCTTTTCGAATTGATAAAGCGTTTTTATTCGCTGAAATTGTTGACATTCCAATTGATAATATAATTTTTTTTAACCCAGAACTACACTTGAAGTGTAGCAAGAGAAGTGAAACAGCTTGACTGTTCCCTGAATTTGGGCGTTGTCCGAACCAGAAATGGATGAGGACGCGAATGACCCAAGAATCCCACGGCTTTGGCCGTGTGGAGTGTCAACAAAAATACATTTCGTGAAGGGGGAAGCGTAATGATCGTTGTCACCAAGATGAAACTCGGCGATTACGACGTTCCGGTGCCGGTCGGTCTATCGGAGTTGCTGAAAGACGCATGGGTGCTCAAAGATCGGCCGGAGGCAAATACAAGTGCAGGCGAGTATACGCGGAGAATCGAGATGAGAAACGGCCGCCTGTATACAATCCTGACCAAAAAGGAGGTGAACGGTCATGAAAAAGCTGTCAAGCGCGTATGACTTCGCCAAGCTTGAGGAGGCGATCGCGTTCTACACACGCACGGTCGCCGAAGTCATGAAAGCACGCGACCGGAGCATGCATGACGAACTCATGCGGTTCAAACGGGAACTGCATGAGCGCATCGACCGGGAATATGATCCGGCTGCCCTGTGAGGGCGTTCCAAACAAGTAGGAGGTGCTAGACATGTTATTCTGTCCATATGGAACTGTCATAAAACGGGAAGAGGATCTGAAGCGATTTGTTTCCAGACGAAATAAACCGGAAGTGAAAGTGGAGCGATTTACTCCAAGCGGAAAAGACAGATATTGCACGAAAGTGGAGATTGTGACGACGGCTTTTTCAGTTATTCGATATGAAAAATATTTCGTTGCTGTTCAAAAAGTCGATGATGGTTTCGAAGTCGTAAATGTTAGGAAAATGCGCTCCGCCTAGCGCGGCGTTCTTTTTAGAAGAAAAGTGGACAAGACTTCGTCCGAAATTCGGACGAATACAAAAACAAAATGGAGAGGTGAAACTATGAACGATTTAGTTTTTATTCAAAACGATCAGGTTCTTACCGATAGCTTAACGATTGCTGAGACGTTCGGTAAGGAGCACAAAAATGTGAAGCGGGATATTGAGGAAGTAATCAGCAAGATCGGGGAACTGAAAAATGACGAAGAAGCGAAAAGATTAAGGATCAACTTCGATACGCTCAAATTTGAGCGCATTGAATACATCGATGTACGAAATAGAACGCAGACCAAATATCTACTCAATTTCGATGCTTTCATGCTTGTCACGATGGGATATACAACGCAACGCGCAATGCTCGTGAAAGTCGGCTATATTAATGCGTTCAATCGCATGAAAGAAGAGTTGCAACGGAGACAGCAAGCATTTCAACCTAAAACCACTGCGGAAATGCTTCTTATGTACGCGCAGCAAATGGTGGAGACAGAACGCAAGCTCAAAGCGTTGGAGGAAGACAATGCGCGTCAAAACAGCCGCATTGAGCAGCTTGAAAACAAAATCGAAAAACGGCTAACGGAAGAATTCGAAATGCAGCTGGTCACACCAACGCAGATCGGCAAGATGTTTGAACCGGCGCTTTCCGGAAAAGAAGTCAATAAACTTCTCCAAAAAGCCGGATTGCAATGGCGCGTCGGCGGCGAATGGGTAGCGACGGTGGAAGGGAAGAAATACAGCAGTTCTGAACCGATTCAACTTGAGAACGGGAAAATGGTGTATCAGTTGAAATGGCAACGCCGAGTGAAAGAGATCATCCAAGCTGAAATGGAGGTAGTTGTGAAATGAAACAACCAAATTACCAACCCCGGCAGGACGCCCTCAACGTCCTGCCCGGCGATATGAAACTAGCAGCTCAATTGCTCGATTGTTGCGACTATGCCACTTTCCGCGCTCGTACGGCGATGTATGCAAACGACCTCGCGGAAGCGGAACGCTGGTGCAAAGAGTTACTCCGTTGCAAACGCGACTTGGACAAGCTTGTGGAGCGGAAGAAAGAGCATGACAAACTTGTCCAGATCGTCGAGGAAATGCAACGGAATGGTATTGACGTCTCTATTGTAGCACGAGGCATCAAGTAAGACAACCGGAACATGTTGGCAGGCCTAGCGCCTGTCGGTGGGCGCAGGAGTTTCCTTTTACCAGCCAAGTTGTCCTGTCCTCCTGCGCCGACGGTAGGGCGTTAGGAAAGGAGGTGGAAGCATGATTGAAAACGGAATGACTGTCAACGTCAAGTTTGAAGAACCACGCGTGATCGGCGAGTGCGCGGGGTGCTACGGGGAGATCGTCGAGGGAGAGAGCATCATCGAGTTCCTGGACGGGCTGATGATCCACTACGACCGATGCTGCGCGTTGGCTTTCTGTTTGGAAGCTGGAAAAGAAAAAACAGCGGGGTGGGACGATTGAGCATTTTGCGAGATTTAGAGAGACAGAAAAAGGCGATTGAGAGCGAGATCAAGCGCCTTGAGGAAAAAATAGCTCTGTACCAAGAGGAATTGCCTAGGCTTACAGAGCGGCTGGCGGAGATCGAGGAAGTGATTGAACATGTCCGCCAGCTTCCACGGTACAAACAAAACGATACTACAGACAGTGTATCACAAAAGGAGTGAAAAGAAAATGAATCGTTCTGATTCCATCGCCAACATCGCCGCGGCACTCTGCCAATTTCAAGCGGAGTGCCCGGCGCCGAAGAAGACGGCCGAGAATCCGCATTTCAAAAGCAAATACAGTCCGTTAGAGGAAATCATTAGCACGGTCAAGCCTTACCTAGCGAAGAACGGCCTTTCCTTCTTCCAATCGACTACGACAGAAGGCGAAAACATTTGCGTGACAACACTTCTTTTACACGCGAGCGGAGAGTTTATCGAGAGTGACCCGCTCAAACTTCCGATGGGCAAAGTGACAGCACAAGGAGCAGGGAGCGCTGTCACGTATGCAAGACGATACTCCTTATGTGCGGCATTGGGGATCGCGGCGGAGGATGACGATGACGCCAACGCGGCCGAGGCAGGCGTGTCGCAAAAGGCGAGCGAGAAACAGCTCAACTATATCGACAGCCTGCTCAATAAAAAAGCGTCGGATAAATATCCGAAACAAGCACTCTATGAACGGCTGAAAGAACAGATGGGCGTCACGCACGATATGGAGGACTGGAGTGTCGAGGAAGCCAGTCGGGCAATTTCTATCCTGACCGGGAAGGGGCAGCAAAAATGAAAATTGACGGCATCTCACATCAAAAACGGCGCGAAGCGTTGAAATCGGCCAAAGAAGACATCGTCGCGATGTTGATGTTATGGGGCGTGCTCATCACGATCATGTTCCTCCAGGAGTGGTTCCGTGGCTAAAAAGCTTGTTGAAAAAGCCTACAAACCGGGTCTCGAATATGAAGTCGCCATCCCGCATTGCTATACATGGCTTGCCCGGACAAAGCAAGAATACATCGGCTACGTTGTGGGATATGTCCGGGCGTCCCATCCGGGTTTCCGGGTGGTGAGGATTGAAAAGGGGAAAGCAATTTGCATCAAGGAGGAGCAAGACGTTGGATTTTAAACAACAAGTATATGATGTGATAGCTAGTTTTTCAGGACAAAACAACGTCATTGTAATTAACACTGCTTATGTTGATATGCTCGGCGACTTGGAATCAGCTTTATTTCTGTCGCAGGTGATTTATTGGACAGACAAGGTAACAAGGGAAGACGGGTTCTTTTACAAAACCGACGACGAATGGTCACAAGAATTAAGAATTTCTAAATACGCGATACGGAAGGCAAGGAAGAAGTTAGAAGAATTGGGCATCTTAGAAACAAAAGTGAAGAAAGCGAACGGAAATCCTACCGTCCATTATCGCCTGAATAAAGAGTGTTTTATCGAAATGGTAATTTCGTTTTTGCGAAATCGAAAAAACGATCATATCGAAATCGAAAAAACATTAACAGAGATTACTACAGAGATTACTACAAATAGTCTCTCTATAGAGAAATCAAGCTTTTTTGAAAACAACGAAGTGGACAAGGTATCAATCGAATACCAACAAAAAATCGGTCAGATCAACGGAGATATTGCTATACAACTTGAACACTGGAGAAATGAGTTAGGGGATGAACTAGTCAAGAAAGCAATTGACATCGCCTATGAGCAAGGGAAACGAAGATGGAGCTATATTAGGGGGATACTGAAAAACTTCAAAGAGGACGGCATCACATCCCTTAATGACCTGGAAAAACAGGAAAAGAAAAAGCTCGCCCGCCGCGGCCGCGCCGTCGCGCAGAAGATGGCCGCATTTGACGCATACATCAATTCGCTAGAGGAGTGAATGTCATGACAAAAAAAGAAACAGCGCTATTGCTGAAACACATTTATGCTCTGTATCCAAACAACTTCCCTATCGACGAAGATGTGTTGCCGGCGATGATCGAAACGTGGACAGAAGTTCTCAAAGATCGGAAATATGAAGAAATTTTTGAGCGCTTGGTTCAATACGCAAAAGAAAATCGGTTTCCTCCCACTCCGGCAGACCTTTGCTACAAAGAGATCAAACCGCCGTATTTTGAGGAATACGTCCATGACCCTAACGCCGGAGAGGATTGGTGATGTCGGTTACGGCAGAAAAGGCGATACTGGGTACATTCCTAGAACACCAGTATCTCCTAAAGGACACAATTTTAAACACACACCATTTTGAGGAAGCGCGACACCGCCGTCTGTTCGATACGATGAAACAACTTGTAAACGACGGGAAAATGGTGGACATCGTATCGCTTGCGATGGCGGCGGACATCGCCGAACTAGGCGGCGTGTCGTATCTCAATGAGCTGGCTGACTACGCGAATGAACAGAAATTTGAGCAATATGAGCAGCTCGTCCTTGATTCTTGGAAGGAACGGGAGAAAAAGCGCATTTTGACTGTGGCCGCACAGGAAAATTGGCCGATTGACCGCATCACGTCGGAATTGGACAAGCTGAACCAAGCGAGGCTGGATGATTATTCATCGATAACAGACTTGGCGGCGGAGATTTATGACGCGCCGTGGACGCCGACCGAGCAGCAAAGAGGCGTGCCGACTGGCATCATGAAGCTTGATCGGATGATAAATGGCTTCCAAGATGCTGCGCTGAACGTGATTGCCGCCCGGCCGAGCATGGGAAAAACCGACGTGATGATCCACCTGGCAAAGCAAGCTGGATGGCAAGGATATTTGCCGATCGTGTTTTCACTCGAAATGCCAAGATCGATGATACGGGACAGGCTCATCGCGTCTGTCGGTAATTTCAATCGAACCAAGATGCGCGACTTGTATCGCGGCCTTTCGGATGAGCAGAAGAAACGATGGACGGAAGTGATCGGGAGAGTGTCACAGACAAACATACAGATATTTGACGGGGCCGGACAAACGATTGCGGAAATGAGAGCGAAAACAAGGAAAATTCTTCACAGATTTCCCGAAAAAAAGCCGATTGTCTTTATTGACTATCTCACACTTATCCGTCCAGCTCACTTTTATGGCGGGAACGCTCACTTGCAAGTCACAGAATTGTCAAGATCGCTAAAGGAAATGGCCAAGGAGTTCAACTGCCCAGTAGTGACGCTGGCTCAATTGAACCGATCAGTAGAGCAGCGGTCAGACAAACGCCCTATGATGTCTGACATCCGCGAGTCGGGAAGCGTGGAACAGGATGCAGACATCATCCTGTTCCTGTATCGAGATAAGTATTACAACAAAGAGTCAGACGATGATACGCTTGAGATCATCGTCAGCAAAAACCGGAACGGACCCGTCGGAACAGTGAAAGTGCGGTACAACGAACACACCGGAGTGATTGATGATGTCTACCATTCGTGAATTGCTCAAGGATGCGATGAGGGACGAAAGCAAAGTGCTTGTCTATGCGATACGTCATTTTCTGTCTGCCGGAAAATTAAAATACGATGATCCGGCAGACAAGTTCGACGAAGTGATCGCCAACGCGACAGATAGAGACAACCAAGCGATCGGTGAGCTCATGGAACAAAACCCGCTTGGCATTGATGAGATCCATGTATATGCAATGAAGATTGAGAAAGGACGATTCGCCTTCGTGTTTGCGCGAGACGAAGAAGAAGCCACCTATTTTTTCTGTCGGACGTTTCAACGGTGGCCAATGAACTGTCATCAGTACCCGATGGACTCCCCAATGTCATTGGGGTACAGGTTTCGATCATTTAGAGAGCTAAAAAAAGAACACGATGAGTTTCCATCGCTTGCTGGCATCTATGAAAAGGAGGTGTCCGCGTGAACCTATCTAATGAATTCAACCCGGCGCCGAAGCCGGTGAAAGCCCGGAAAGAAAAACCAAAGCCGCGGATACGGGATAAGAAGCCAAAGAAGCGGAAGGGGAAGGTTCAGACGTATAAAGGCCGCGTTATCCCGAACCGGAAGGCGCGCGGGAGCGTGAGCAAGCGAGAGTACACGCGGATGGTGGAGGAGTTCGGAAGTTCCTGCCTTGTGTGCGGCAGTACATACAACATAGAAGCGCATCACGTCCGTTTCCGCTCGCAAGGCGGACGCGGGAAGTGGCGGAATCTCGCGCCGCTATGCAAAATCCATCACCAACTTGCGCACCAGGATCGGGATTTTGCTGATTGGCTGCGGAAAGAAAGAGAAGTGAGGTATGGCCCGTGGTACTGGGCGGATGAATACGACCTGTTTCAAGCCGGGCTGATTCCAAACACGACGAAGGAAGCCTTTGAAAAGTTTTTAGAAGAGGAGGAACGCCGTGCGCAAATGGTACGTGATCGTCCGCACCGAGAAGACGGCGGATGGGGAGAAATTGGTGATTGTGGAGACAACGGAGAGTAAGCCGAAGAAAGCAGATTTTGTGATTTTTGAAGAAAAATAGAGAGGAGACCTGAACATGATTAACCGAGCTACACTTGTTGGACGTTTAGTCGAGGATGTTGATTTGAGATACACACCGTCAGGAATAGCGACAGCCACATTTACGCTGGCCGTCACTCGTCCGTTTGCCAATCAAGAAGGAGTGCGAGAAGCCGATTTCATTCGTTGCGTCGCGTGGCGCAAGACGGCGGAAAACCTAGCAAACTACACAAAAAAGGGAAGCATGATCGGCGTGGATGGGCGCATCCAAACCCGCAGCTATGAGAAAGACGGCCGGCGCGTGTATGTCACGGAAGTGGTGGCGGATACCGTGCAGTTTCTAAGTCGCCCAGAAGGTGCACAGAGCGGTGATAGACAACAGGTGAAGGGGAAAGGTGCGGCACAACAAAAAGACGCCTCAAAAACGGCGAGAGAGGCCTTCTCGAAGCCGCCGGAAATGGAGTGGGGGAATGACGATCCGTTTGGGGGAGAGCCGGTCGAATTCAACGATGATGACCTTCCCTTTTGAGTGCCAGCATGAATATCGCTATGATGACAATTGGTTTGAGATCGGGACGTGTGTGAAATGCGGACATAAAATCGAGATTCCTTTTTAGCGAGGTGAAAACAAGTGAATCTTTTAGAACATTACATTCAAGAAGTAATCAGCGTTGAACCGTATGAAGAAGATTGGACAAAAGAATTCGACGAGAAGTTTTTAAAAATCAAAGTAATCACGAATTGTTACGGGTGCGTCAAAGAACATGAAACGATTGAAACGGAAAAAGAGTGGGAAGAAGCGAAAAAACGTGGTTATTTCATGTGGTGAAATGAGGGGTGAAACCGTGAAAAAGCTAGACCTAACGAAAGCAACACTAGCCCAATTGTATTATCTAGCCCGATATACCGAATACCGATATGACGCGATTCTTGAACTTGATCGGAGGATTCCGCGATGAGAACGAAACGATGGAAACAGTTAGAAAAATGCGATTGGCGTCGTTATAAATATCCGCCAAAAGAAGATAATCGTTGTCCTGTTTGTGGTGATGAGTTGGGTTATCACTATGACCATGATGAAAGAGGTTGTGTGGAAAGAGAAGAATATTGCGAATCATGTGGTTATGCCGACCGTTGGTATTACGGGATTCAAGAATTTTATATAAACGGGGAAATAGTCGATGAGTTTTGCCCGCACATGATAACAAACCATCAATTTATCAAACGGTACAAACGTTTCGAAAAACTGATTAAACAAGAAAGAAAACGTAGAAAAGCTTATCGGATGCGATTGTTTCACAAGAAAAAGGTGAGAGCATGAACGCGGAATATTGGAGAGGATTTCGGGACGGACAGGCACATGGGGAAAAGAAGGCGGCGGAATTGCTCGCCTTCTACCTCGAATCATTGAAAGAAGTGAAGGGAATCGGCGACACATTGTATCAGCGGATTGTGGAACACATAAACACGGTGGATGTAAGGAAGGGGATACAGAAATGAACATGAACGAATACCAAAAACTAGCCAGCCGAACAGGAAATATCGAGGACAGCAAAGCAAAGGTGCTATGCAATTATGCGCTTGGCCTGAATGGGGAA